CCATAAGGAAGAATGATGTCTTCTGCTGGGATAAACATTGACACTTGGCGACCCAGACTTGGGTCGTAATAAACCTTCTTAAACGCAGACCCCGTAGCAGGCAGACTCCAAAGCATACGTTCCTGTTCCGGACGGAACTCACGCATCACCTCAGTCAACTCATAGTTCATGTCGTCTTCGACCCGAACTGCAGCTTCTTTCTTCTCAATAGTCTCTTGACCAATAATCTTGGTCCTTACAGGACCCTGTGCAGGAAACATCTCAGTGATTGTTTCTGACTGGAATCTTACAACTGCCTCTGTAATCATGGGGTGGAACACACCAGAAGCACCCTGCCAAGGTTCAGTTCTCTCTTCAAAGCCAAGACCCAGAAGCTTTAGTCCGTCTGTGTAAGCTTTTTCCCAGTCCTTACGGCTACTCTTGTCGTTGGAGATGTCTCCTTCAAGATCACCTGCCATTAAAGACATGTCACCTTCATCCATAACCTCAGCCAAGTTCATACCAAAGTCTTCACCTTCGGCTTCTGCAATGGAAATCTCCAACTCGCCCATGCGGATATTGACTTCTTCGGGGTCAACAATCTCAATCTCAATTGCATCTTCAGCTTGAGCTAACTCATCAAGCCCTGCAGGGGCTTGGTATAAACTTTTGTCAATGTTTGCCATGATTTTCCTTAGTAATACTCGTACTTACGACGAAAGATTGGTGCTTCATCTTCTTCATCTGAAGCTATTTGGATAAAGCCACCTTGTCGAAACCTCATCAATGCTTGGCTGGTGGAGTCAACCAAGTCATCGTTATCCCCATTAGGGAATGCAGCCAATTCTTCCATGACCTCATCTGCCCAGCGTGTCGATGGACACCAGACAACCCCAGATGCGAATAAATCCGCAATGGAGTTTACACGGCTTATCTTGTCGTTGCCTTTGCCGGGTGTGTATTCAGACAAGGGAACGCCAATTTTCCTAAGCTCGTAGATCAAGGGAGCGCCAGCAGCGCGTTTCTCAATGATCAATGTATCTGGTTCCCACTCTTTGTACAACTCTAGAGCAGTCTTTTTAAGCTCTGGGAACTCCATACGCTCCTTGAAAGCGTCAAGGAGGATGATGTTTGTCTTGTAGTTACCATTCTCGTTGGGATGCTCAAAGATCCCCCACGTCGTGCAGGCAGAGTAATCTGCGCGGTTGTTCTTCTCAAAGGCGGTATCCCAAGACTGAATGATGTAGTCACAGGCCGGAGGTTTCTCTCCCTCCCAGATCCGCCACTGATCCCGCTTAATGATTGCACCCTCGTTACCGGTCGGATTTTGTTGATACTGGGCCTCCCACTTCGAGACGGGGAGTTCTGCCTTGAGGGAATCCAATTCCTTCTTAGACCAGAACGCAGGCCAGAGGGGAGTTCCTGACGGGAGAATAGCTGGGAACTCAATAACCTCCCAGTCATCCACACCGTCGTTACCTGACTTCTTTAGAATTTGCCCAGTCAGGTCTCTCTTTGCCCATCGGGTCATAACAATAATAATTGCCCCACCCGGCTGCAGACGCTGTCGAGGGCCAGAGGTAAACCACTCATAGACCCCGTCAAAGACGGCTGGATTATTTTGTTTTGCTTCCTGCTCCGAATGAGGATCGTCAATGATCAGCAGATCTGCACCCTTACCGGTGACGGCTCCACCTACGCCAATAGCGAAGTAGTCACCACCCTTGTTGGTGTTCCATCGTCCTGCAGCTTTAGAGTCGGTCGATAGCTTGGTATCAAAGACCTTGGCGTAGATGTCCGAGGAGACCAAGTTCCTGACCTTACGACCAAAGCCTGTGGATAGTTCTGCGGTGTGAGCGGTCTGGATGATCTTCTTCTCCGGGAACTTACCCAGAAACCACGACGGCAAAAGAAAAGAAGCAAACTCCGACTTAGTGTGACGGGGTGGCATATTAATGATCAGACGTTTCAGGGTTCCATTGGCAACCCTCTCAAAGGCATCTGCCATGATCTGATGATGTTTCCCTGAGATAAACACAGGCCACATCTGCTTGGCAAAGAATAGGAAAGACTCCTTACACCGCTCTACCCTGTCCATTTCTAACAAAGCTGTAATCTTAGACCGCTCCGTATCAGGCACTTTGTCCACTATAGACAAATACTCTGAGATCTCCTTTGTGGTCAATAGCGTCATAGCTTTGAGATCTGGGCGGCAGACTTGTCTGCAAGCTTAATGGAATGAAACTTATATGGACGCAGATCCAAGAACCCATCCTGCTTCAGACGATGGACTATCCGGTGGATATTTGACTTAGAAGACAGACCAATGCTCTTGGCTATAACTTCATATGACGGTGACACGTTATGTATCCGTATATAAGCTCTTATGAAGTCAAGAACAAGTTGTCTGCGTTTGGTCATAGATGAAGTTTAAACGATAAAGCGAACGTTCGCAAGTGCTTTCTTTTAATTTTTTTATATATACCGGGGGGTAGGTGAAATAAAGGAAGGGGGTATGTGCTTTGTAATCGTTTGAGTGGATTAGAGCGTAACGTATGCTGGGCCGTGTGCTGGCAAATAAGGGTGGTGGGGGGTGGGTGGGGTACACAGAATGCGTTTACACACCACGCCGTTTACACAGCGAGAGAGACCAGTAGCGCATCACGCATCACGCTTGAGCAGCTTGAGATGCCCTGACAGTTCCTTCTTGAGTTGATCTGCGGTTGGTGCGATCACGACTGTATCGGTGGCAGGTGTAAACACGCCGACTGCTTTGCCCATCAGTTCCAGTGCTTTTAATCGAGAGCCTTCTTGCTTGGCGGTCTTGCTCAGTGCCAACAGTGACTTCAACACATAGCGTTTTGTGGCAGCAGCGTCTTCCGTCAGGTGTTCGACTGTCTCTTCCCATGCTCTTTCGAGTATTGGTGCTATCAGTGGATGCCTTGTGAGTCTGTATGCATTTGCAGCAATTACCCTGTCACTGCTTCCGTCTGTTGGATATGCTTCTCTATAGGCTTGGCTGTTACTCATACCTGATATCTTGGCTGCAATGAATGCCTGTTGCTTCCCTGTCAGTGTTCTTCCCTTTATCTGTCTTACTCTTGGTGCGTCTGCACTCTCGGCTAGCTGCTCGGCTTCGCCTACCTGATCGGGGTTTTCAAAATCATCAGTGCCAAGTGAGTCTTCACCCTCTTCATCGTCTGCTGACTCCAGTGATTCCAAGTACTCTATCGATGTGGTGGTTGCCATAGCATTTTCCTATGTTTAAACAGTTGTCTGTGGAATTGTACAGTACTGATCGTACATACAGCACGGTTCGCATTATAGGTTATCCACAGACCTGTGGACAAGTAAAGTTATCCACCGCAAATTGTGGATAACAAATGCACCAAAAAGGGGAAAACGGCGCTGGCTGCACGATCTTTTTTTTTCAAGGGCAGGGTAGCCAAAATGCCTAAAGTCGCCAAATGGCCTGTTTTAATCGATTCTAGAGGCATGTATATACATACAGCTTTTGGCCTGTTTCGGTCTCTTGGCACGAACCCTGCTACGCACGGGCGCATACTATTATTGGGCAGAGACCAGTTCATACCACTGTATAAAACCACAGTAGCAATTTTTGAAATTGACACCGTAAATAAAGCTTGACGGTTTAAACAAAACGATATTACATTATCGATGTGGGCGATATTGCCCCGCTCTGAAAGGACTCCAAATGTTTCATATCCCTGCTCACCTTAATACTCAAAACCCACCTGCTCAATTGAAAGGATAAGCCATGCTAGTCTTTAACTACGAATCAAAAAAGGCCATGAAAGAAGCAGTGGGCAAGCCACTGCGCTACATCGAGACATCGATGTTCGGTGCTGAGTACAAGGACAGCGGCACATTGACAGGGGCAAATCGCCCACACATCACCCACAAAGGGCGTGAGTTCTTTGCCAATGTAGTGATGGAAAACGGCTTGATCAAATCTGTGAAATAGCAGCCACTCGCCCTGTGGATCAGGGCTTGTGAGTGCGATGTTGCACTGTTTCGGAGAATCAAAATGGACAATTACACCGCTGTTGGTATCGCTGAGGGCTTCATTGATGCTGAGTCAGAAGAGCAGGTTTTGCAAGCTTGGCAGCACCTTGTGGACACTGGCATGGCTTGGACTCTGCAAGGATGGTTCGGTCGCACCGCCGCTGCTCTGATCGAGCAAGGCCACATTAACGCAAAGGGGGTGTGATCATGGGGCAATATCACAAGGTCTACAACCTAGACAAAAAAGAATTTATTAACCCTCACGCCATCGACAATGGACTCAAGCTGTACGAGCAAGTGGGATTCCTTGGCAGCACTAGCACCGCACTGTTCGCACTGTTGGCAAACAGCAACGCTCGTGGAGGCGGCGACTTCCCTGCTCACGACTTGATTGGGCACTGGGCAGGTGACCGTGTCCTTGTGCAGGGCGACTACGCCGATGCGGGGGATACCAAATTTGTGTCTCTCAAACGGCTTGAAAAGTTCACTGACATTTCGGCAATGGTCGGCGATATGCTCGCAGTCATTGCATCGAAGTACTAAGGGGCGAATGATGTACACCGCACAGATCAACGCATTCGGCAACGTCATTGTCTGCAAGGGCGAAGTGTTGCGAACAAGCTACAAGATTATTTTTACTGGCACTTACGCTGAGTGCCTGAAAATAAAGCTTGACGGTTTAAACTAAACGATAGTAGAATTTTTTTGTGGGCGATATTGCCCTACCACTAGGAGAGAAAAGATGGAAAAGATTTATGCAACGAGGGAAGAGTGGCTGAACGCTGCTGTAGAAGAGTTCCGTGCCGTGTTCGATGCCAAGGCCGCACCGATAGCCGCTAACATTCGGGTGACCTGCGGGTTTCCTTTGACTGCCAAGCGCAGTGGCAGCATCGGTGAATGTTGGGCAGATACCGCCAGTGCGGACAAGGTCATGGAGATTATGGTTTCCCCCACCTTAGCGGACGCATACCGTGTGATGGATGTCTTGGTGCATGAGTTGTGCCACACCACCGCAGGGGCGATGAATCACGGTGTGAATTTCAAGAAGGCCGCTGACGCTATGCACCTGCTGCCAAGCGCAGGAAAAGCAGGGTACAAGGCCACCACTGGCGGTGACGTGTTCAAGGCTGCATTCTCTGACATCATCGACTCACTGGGTGCTTACCCTCACGGTGCGCTGACCGTCTCCAACCGTAAGGTGCAAACGACTCGTATGCTCAAGGCTGTGTGCCCCTGCTGTGGCTATAGCATTCGCTTGAGTGCTAAGTGGGCTGCTCAGGGTTTGCCATCTTGCTACAACGATGATTGCAACAACGCAGAATTTCAGTTGAGAGGAGTTCAATAATGGCTAACGATTACACCATCGATCTGTCTCAGCTTCCCGCACCAGTGCTGCGTGGCGCATTGGAGAATTACACCGCTTTTGACTGGATAAACAAGGCCGCTGCTGTGACTATGCTTGCTGCAAGTATCCGCAACGGTGCGCTGTCCCTTGAACAAATCAAGAACGCCTCGCCCCATTTTGCAGTGTCAGGCACGTCTCCAAAACAGGTAATCACTGACCGCCACAACGATGTTGCGTCCGATGTGGCTGACCGTGCCCTACAGACTGCGCTTGATGCATCGACTGCGATCAACCGCTTGGGTGACCGTGCCTTGGCTGCTGAAATTCACGTTTCATCACTGTATTCGAGCCTTGAGTCAGACATCAAGGCCGTGCGGGGCGAGGTGTCAAAGATCAGCGACATGATCCCCGCCGACATGATCGCCACCGAGGTCACCGCCAAGATCGCTGCTGCGTTTAAACAGTTCGAGGTTGCCGTCAAGGATGCAGGGGCAGAGGCTGCCATCGGGTCGATGGTCAGCGTCACCAAGCAGGGTTCACTGCCTGTCTCTGAGGTGTTCGGGGTCATGGTGACCGATACCGTGGGCAATGAGTTGATGGTTGATATCTACAACGATGCCAGTAGCCCCTCTGTCGATCCCCATTTTGTTTGGACTAAGGGAATTCTCAAGCACCTGCTGCTCTCTCAGGCCACAGGCGAAAACCTTTGGTTTGGTGGCGAAAAAGGTACAGGCAAATCTGAGACAGTGCGCCAGTTCGCAGCTAAAACAGGCCGTGGATACTGCCGGATCAATTTTCACAAGTACACCACCAGTGAAGACTACATCGGGTCAGTTGGCCTTGAGAATGGCGATACCGTGTTTAAGGAGGGTGACTTCCTGAGAGCCTTTAGTACCCCTGCCACCTTGATCCTGTTGGATGAGATAACCAACGCAGATCCTGCGGCTTTAGCCACCCTGAATGGCTTCCTAGAGCCAAGCAGTGCTGTCTCCTACGGTGGATCAGTTCGCCGCCGTGCCCCTGCCGTGTTGGTCTTTGCTGCCGACAATACTTTGACCAACGGTGACGAGTCAGGACGCTATGCAGGGACTCGTTCCATGAACAGCGCACTGGCTGACCGTTTCGCTCGTGTGGTAGCGTTTAAACACATGGACGTGACCACCGAGGTCGAGGCCGTTGTCCGTCACACTGGCTGCAAGCCTGAGTTGGCAGAACACATTCTCAGGGCAGTTCACGCTTGCCGTGCCAAGGTAGCGTCAGGCGATATTGTGGATGCACCATCGATCCGTCAGGTGATGGCCTTTGTTCGCTCAGTGGCTGTACTGGGAGTGAATGAGGCATGGGCTGCGTCCATCGGTCACCGCCAACCGTCCGAGTCAGCGACTGCCATCGAAGGCATCAAGTCGGCGTATATCAGCGCAAATTACATCGAGAAATTGTTGGCAGATATTCCGACTCCGACTCCAGTGATCACAGAGCAAACAGAAGTACCATTTTAAGGGGCACACAATGAAACGAATTAACGGTATCCAGTTCCGCCAAGGCGTAGAGAAGGCAGCACACAAGATCGCTGCTGACTTGGGCATGAAGATCACCATCGAGTGGATGAATGGCATCACCACCGCTGCTATCAACAAGGCAGGAGACATCATCCTGTCATCGGTGGCTGACGATGCAATTGTGACTCAGGCACTGCTCGACAAGTACATCGGCTTTGTGATCCATGAGTTGCTGCACCGCAAGTACACCGACTTCGATGCTCGCTCAATGGATCAGTATGTGAGCCAGTTGCACAACGCAATTGAGGACGCATGGATCGAACGCAAAGGCATTCAGGCAGGGCTGACAGGCAACATTGCCCCGCTGCTCTCGACTCTCATTAACAGCATGGCAACCGAGGCCAACGATACAGTTAAGGACTGGGCAGATCCTCGCCAGTATCCGTTTGTGTTGGCGGTCTACCTGCGTGACCATGCGGCAGTTAAGTGCCCACTGGCTAATGGCCTTGAGCCTGTGTTCAAGGAAGCGTTTAAACGTTTAGACACCTGCAAAAGTTCTACTGACACCCTCAAGCTTGCGAAGTGGGTACATGACCAGTTGAAAGGACTGTCAAAGAATGCCCCTAAAAAGCCTCCACAGGGGTCTAAAAAGGACGGAAGAGTTGAAGGTGAGGGTCAGGGCACAGAACAGGGTGAAGACGCAGGTAATGGCGCAGGCCAAGGCCAAGGTCAAGGCGTGGGTCAGGCAACAGCACCAACCGACAAAACCGAGGCTGTCGAGGTCGAGCCTAAACTGGGTGAAGGCCAAGGCTATGGCGGTACTTACTCCGTCCAAGAAGTGCGGGGCGCACAGAAGCACACA